AAAATGCCAGCCTTTCTGCTGTACTTCTCTACTGATATTAGATAACAGGTTTTTAGCTTGAGTTACATCTACAGTAGTAGCTGTTTCTAGGCTTGAAACAGCCGATTCACCTACTGCAGCCAGAAGCATATTAACTGCTTCTAGTTCAGTTATGGGTACTGTAGAAAAATGTGACATTTTAAGTAGTCAATCCCATGCCCATTACTTGAGCGTTTCTAATAGTTAAATTATCAGTGCCATCTATATTAGCAACAAAGATAGAAATATAATCATTAGTAGCCATTGAAGCATATCCAAATGTAGTAAGATTAACCGAATTAACTGTGGTTGCAGGAGAGAATCCTACTACTTTTGTTCCTGTAATTAGCGTACCATTCTTATGTATAGCTAATCCAAACTCTTTATCAACAGCAGCAGTATCAATTTCTAATGAAGCTGTAGCTAAAAATAGACAGTTAATTGTAGGTGTACCAGTATATCTTAGTCTACCATCAGTATTCTCATCAAACTCATTTGCTGCAGGAGCTGTGCTAAGAGTCCATGTTCCAGCCGTTCCCTCAACATAAGTTCCACCTACACTTATAGTTGTACTTGCAGCAGAAGAAACGTACATACTTCCTTGTTTCGTCTGACAAGTTTCAATGAGGTCACGCAAGTCTTGAGGTGTGATTGAACCCGCTGCCTGACCGTCCTGAAACAAGTTGGTGGTTAAATCACTAACTGTGCGTGATGTATCCGTCATTCTAAAATCTCCAAAAAAAAAACGAGGAGCCTAAGAGTTACCTTAGACTCCCCGAAAGATTAGCTCTCAGTTACAGTCGTACCAGAACCTGAGCCCTGTACCGACATACTGAACCCACAAGTAGCAGCTACAGCAGTAGAATGAGCTTTACCAGCTAGTCTTACCATAGCCTTAGCAGGAACAACAAAAGGAACATTCCCTGGAAATGAGAAGGAACCTGTATTGTTAGCATTACCACCAGTAGCAGCAACTACATCATTGTCGTTCTCTACTACTGTTACTTTAGCAATAGTTCGCCATGTCTCTGAGTTAGCTACACCAGAAGACTCAGCATGAGCCACCTGAAGAGCAATCTCAGCCGTACCTTGACCAGCAGCCACAGCATCTATATCATACCAGAAGCCATGAATGTAGCCAGCATGACCAGCAGGAATCTTCCAAGTACAGTTACCTGACTCTTTTTGTCCTGCATCAATAACCGCATGTACTCCACCACCAGTTACATCAGCAATGGTAATAGCACCAGCAGCAGCCAAACCAGTACCAGAAGAAATAACTTCAGCCTTCTGGACAAAGGAAATCGTTTGCTCAGTCATTTCAACCTCAGATGTACCATTCATAGTAACATCTTCAGTATACTGATTAAACTCCTCATCGAGATACGTTACTCTAACAGCAGTAGCTCCAGTAGAACCGTCATCATCTGCTGCACTAGCAGAGACTACATCAAGGTCTGCACCAACAATAACAGGAAGCACCTGATCTGCATCAGTATTAGAAATCGTCTCGAAAGACGTACCAATAGTAGCATTATCAGCATAGGGCTGAACCAGTGCTACATTAGTAACAGTATTAGCAGCAACTGCTAAGGATTGGATATTAGCAATATCAGTCATAGTATAATATCCTTTCCTTAAGAGGTTTTAAATTCAACACAACCTTCAGGACGGATAAATCCGTGGCCCATAGCATACTTAGCCACAATCCACCAACCTTGAAGTCTAATGTCGTATTCAGTTTCAACTGCCAGGTTCAACAATTTAACAGTAGCTACTGACGATTTGTGCATAACCAATGCTTTAGTCGTAGAAAAGTCAGCTTCGTGAGTTGTAACCCCAGTAGAATCACTGATATTAGTAATAGGAAGATTGTTGGTTTTCACAATATGAATACCAGCTACCTTCAGTACTTCACCTTCTGCATATACTCCCCTTCCACCCCAATCACGATTGATTAGACTAGTAGTTTCTGCCATTAGATAATACTGGGCAGGACGTACATACATATACCTGTCATTTTCAGGAACATTATTTTCATCCAGTTGTTCAGCAGCATCAAACAAGCCACCACCCAAAGTAGATCCAGATGTTCCATAAGAAGCATTGGTCAAAACCGAACCACCATTACCACTCGTAACGAGGGTAGAGGAACGAGCTCCCAATACACCTTGCTGAAGTACATTCTTATCCCACTGAGTACCAAGGATAATTCCAGCTTCTTTAGCATAGATAGAACGTACATCATAATGATTCATAGCTTCATCAAGATTATTGACAAAGTGGTCTGCAATCAACAGACCATCAATAGAAATGACTTTCTCATTCTTATTGATTGCCGTACCATCAAGCTCAACAGCAGTAGTACCTGTACTACCTGAACTATTAACATAGGCATATTCAAGAGCTGCAGTTTTCCACACAAGGGGAAACTGAGCACTAATGCCAGAACTGATGGAACGGATAACGTGCTTATCCATAGTAACACTAGCTTGTTCAAAAGCAGTCAACACTTCACCAGCGTAGACTTTTAGAAACATAGCACTGGAATCACCAGCACTATTCTTTTGACCAGAGCGAGACATTACTTGGACAGGTGCGGAAGTGTCTGTTACACCCATAGCAAGTCTCCTTTATATCTTAAATTAATAAAAAAGTATCTAACATAAATGCTATACTTCTTCATTAACCTTTCGATCTAAAAGATTATCCACCTCAGTGGGTCTTCCGTCTACTCGCTTAATTACTTTATAGCTCGTTGTGCTTAATGGGTATATTAAGTAGTACCCATTCTGAATACATCAGATCGTTCAAGCTTATCGTGAATGTCTTGTCGATAAGCCATGTCTCCTTCATATCTTGGGTCTTTCATAGCTGCAGTTACTTCTGCATTACTTCTAAAGACATCTGTATTTTCACCCATTCTCGTTGGGGTATCTCCCCTAACTGTGTAGCCCTCACTACCCATAGCATTTTGGTAGTCAGCTCGTAGACCCTTAGCTGAGATCATAGCTAATTGAACATCTCCACTATTAACAGCACTATCATAAGCCTGAATTTGTTCAGAAGAATAATTAGCTTGAGCCCACTCTACCATGTCTGTATAGGCTTCTGCACCACCGATAGAATCTTTAACCTTATTACCTATTTGTTCTCCCAAAGCTTTTACACCAGCGATATAAGTATCAGCATAATCCTGGCCTATCCCTGCTTTTTCTAAAATCTTATAGCTTTTATTTGAGAGAGCTCCTGTCTCCATGTACTCTTGTTGTAGAGCATTCATATCAAATGGAGCATCAGGTATTCTAGGTATACTTAAGTCATCACTAGAAGTTTCTTCTAATTCTTCTTCCTGTGGAGAGTGGAACTTTCGTTCTAACTCATCATAACTTTTTCTCCACTCTTGATCTGACTTAAATTTTTCTGGTCTAAATGTTTCATCTATTACTTCGGGCTCTTCAAGCGGAACAGCTCCTTGATCAATTGTGTTCTCAGCCAAAATAGCTTTAGATGCCATTTCACTCTCATGCTCTTCCATATTCTGAGGAGCATCATTATCAACTATCAGTTGGTTTGCCATAACGCTCTCCATAGGTTTCTTTGATTGTACCATCACGCAATTTTATTTTAGTATAGGTTGATGGAAGTCCACCACCTCTACCAGTACTAACTCCAGCCTTTTGTTCTAAGATCTCAAACGTATTATCAACTTCTTTAAGTTGAGTCTTAGATGTGATGCTTGTTCCTGATTGTTTTTCTTTAGTTTTTTTATTGGCTTTCGGCATTTTGATTAGCTCGCTCCCTTATCATTTCTCCTGCTTGGTTAACAGCATTAGGTGTAGCAGCTACTCCAGCTTGTTGCATCATTTGTTGCTGTTGTGCTGCTTGACGTTCTTGCTGTACTTGTTCCTCAGGTTTTATTAATCCCTTCATATCTATTCCAAAACCAACCCCTAGTCTTTTCAGAACATCACTAGGATTAGCATAAGTTAAAACTGCTTCAGGTCCAAGCACCTGAGCTGCTGTTTGTAAGAAAGTAGCAAGCTTGTTAGCATCATTTCCTCTACCTAAAGCTTCAAATCCAGTAATAATTATGGGTTCTACAGACCCTTCAGGAAGCTTAGGTAGTTTCTTCTCTCTTTCTAAGACTGATATAATACGTTTAATTAAAGGAAGCTGAAGTTCATGTGATAGTAAACTATAAATTCCACCAAGGGAAGTCTCTAGTTCATTGGCTAAGAACCTAATTTCTTCAGCAGTAACTCTCTCAGCATCTCTCTGGACACTCTGGTTTAGAAGGAAAGCTGCTGCCAATCTTTGTTCAGTTTGTTTAATTGTTTCTTGGGCTACTCTAAAATCATTGAACTTCTGCATCTGAAGTACAGTTACGTCTTCAGCAGAGCCCTGCCTAACTGCCAGGTTGGGAGCCTGAGAGATAGTCTTGAGCTTTGTAGTTCCATTTGGTCTAACCAAGAATATAGCTCTGGCTGCAGCAGCGGAGCCTTCAAGGATAGCCTTGGATAGCCCTTCCAGAGCTCTCAAGTCTCCCAAGTATTCTTCTACAAAACCCCTACCATAATCTTCACCATCAATAGAGGAAAACCTCAGGGGGAGCCAAGGGTTTTTATCTAGTGGATAAATAGAATCAGTATTCGGAATACGTTTATCATTAACTTCTTGGAATACATGAATCTTATTATTCTTACGCCTTGCTACAGTGTAAAGATTAAGATCTCTTTCATTAGAAGTAGTAGATGTGTCACCTCTTTCATTGGGTGGAGAGCTACCAAACACATCTTTGTATAACTCCCTACTCATTTGTTCTTTAACAATAACCTCAAGCATCTCCCCCTGAGGATCTCGCCTTACTACATATTGATCTAAGTGGAAAACTCTAATCTTATTGTTTTTATCTACATTAATGAGGGCGTTACCAGTAATGATAAGATGACGTAGGCACTCATTGAGTGGCACTCGCATGGCCTTGGCTTCTACTTCATCCATTACAGCCCTCTCCATAGCATTGAGTCCCTCTTCTACTGGAGCTCGTTGTGCCTGTAATTCCTGGAGAGTGAAGTCATCTATCTGAAACTTAAAGAAAGGAGAGTTAGGTGGGAAGAGAGTAAGAAGTAGTTTAGCTGATAGGTTGTTTACTCCTCTGGCTCCTATCCCCTGATATGGTGTGGGTAAGTCTTGGTCTAACGTAGAGTTCCTTGGAAGAACAAAAGGTATGGTTACTTCGGCTCCATCCCAAGCTCTATTTAGAAACCACTGTTTACGCTGACTTAAATTAGAATATTTTTTTGATATAGAGTCTGTCATTATTATGCTATCTGTAGTCCTGTATTAGAAAGTGAAGTAGCTAGTCCTAACTCACCCTGAGCTGCTTGTCCTTCTCGTCTCTTCTTAGCTCTTTTAATTTCTGCTGCCAACAATGCTGGAGCCTGTCTCCCACCTGATCCTGTAATTTGTGACTGTTGAGTATTATAAGCTATTGGATTGTAAGTACTTCCATAATATTGTGAGTAGTCTTGTTGCTTAGGCGTGAGATATCCCATAGCTACTGAACCGCCTAACCCCATTATTCCAGCTCCTGCAGCAGCAGCAGCAGAAACACCTGAACCAAAAAGTCCTGCACCTAGAGCTGCTCCCGACATGGTTGGCCCCTGTAATAGTCCCCCAAATCCTAAGAAACGACCGAATGAGGAAGACATGGAGCCAGGTGCTAAACCACCCGTATACCCACCAATACCACCAGTAAAACCACCCAGTAAAGCACCTTGGAGTGGATCACCACCAGTTATAGCTGACCCTAAAGCACCAGTAGCTGCACCTATAGCTATACCAGCAGATACAGGCTCACACATAGTTTAACCTATATTCAAACCAGTAGGACCACCACCAATTCCTGTGACTCTGAACTGAGATTTTCCTTTAGCTCTCCTTGCAGTTCTTGACTTAGCCTTAGCTTCAGGCTTGGTCGAAACAGATACTTTAGCTATAGGAGCTGGTGGACTTGGAGGGGGAGGA